TCTTGCATACCCTCCATAGTTCTTATTGAAATGATCAGTCCATACTTCTGTGATGTGCCGCTCGTTCCAAAAGTTCTGCCGGTTCACCTGCACGATGCCGATGACCCAAAATTCAAACAGCATCAAAAATATCAGCAGGGCGAAAAAGGCTATCGCGCTCAGTAGGTGCTTCTTCATGGGCTATTCCTCCCATTCAAATTTAATATCTATATCAGTATTTAGGGGTAACAATATTGGATGGCTATTGTCCATTATGTAATCGCCTCCCAATGACCTCCGTAGCTTTGACTTAACGATAGCCACCCTCTTCTCCTTCAGCTTCTCAACCCGCTCGATGTAGCCTTCCTTGATTGCCCACCCAAGACGTTTGGGGCCTGTCTTGCACCAGTCGAGGACATCAGTCAGGTTTGGTTCTGAGTAAAGACTGTTAAACCTGTCAGCGTAATCCTCGATGCCTTGTTTGATTGCCGGACAGATTGAATCATTTACCGACCTGATAACAGAAATTGGCGACAGGCTTTTTAACTTCCGGTAGGTCGTGGAGCCGATGGTCACGGTGTCGGGGGTGGGAATAACGGGGGTAAAACAATCCCTTCCATGCCAAAGTCCCGAACTGTTATCATCAAACCGCAATACCATCTTTTTCCCCCTCACCTCAAGAATCTCGGCCTCAGCCCCATTCAGCTTGGATTTCACCCTGTCCCCCACCTTGAACCCTTCCTCGACGGGGCGCAGGATGCGACGAGAGGCACAGTAGTTATAACATGCCCTCATTGCTCGACCGGAAGTTAAAAAGCAGGACATGTCGGCTAAAAAAACCTCGCCTGTTTGTGGTGGTCCCCATACCCCCGTCTCCTCATACTTCGCCCCTTCAAATTCGTAGGTCTTCATGTTAGTCCTCCATTTCTTCCTCTATTTCTTTATCCGCGAACTCATGCTCGCGCTCGTCTAAGATGGTTTCGATGTCCTTGGTCGCTTCATGCTCCGATGCCTCTCTCAATCGCTGATTGTCAAACGCCCTGCCTAAGCGGGTTTCAAGGGGGTTCATGGCTTACCGTCCCTAAATGTTGCTATTGCTTTTTCTATCGTTGGATGCCTTTCGGAAATATTTCCTTCCCTGCCGAAACGCGGCCATACCCTAATTTTCACCATATTCGGCCCGCTTGCACAAACAGAGGCGCGGACACATTCATCGTGGGCGGCAATCACAAGGCGCGTCAATACGTCAAAATCGAACGTACTTAGGTCTCCATAGGTATTCGTTTCCCACATTTCGTGTTCGCTGCCCTCGCAATGTTTCTTTATCTTGCCACAATGATGAATGCCACGAAACGTTCTTGACAAAACCATTTCTAACCTTTCCGCATTATTCATTCCCTTTCTCCTCTCAAACTCTCTGGCGAAGTCGGTCATCTTATCCTTTGCGTTTTAGTTGTTCATCGTTGACACCCTTTTACCATGGGGCATTCAATCTTGTCAAGCTTTTTTCACATCAAAGTAAAATATTTTATTGGTAGGCAAAAACTACCATTGACACATCAATGTAAAAATGTATGATAGTAGTTATGAAGAACCAATCCCTATTCAGGAAACTGGTTAAGGAACGCCGCAAGGCACTGCAGAAGGCGGGTTTCCCCAATTCAACAATCAGCATGTGGCAACACGGACACCGCAGGCCGCACAAATCTACTGCGAAGCGCCTTGTAAAAATCCTGGACATTCCGTTGGATAAAATACCTTACGTCTCAATGGTGGTAAACGAATGACCGGCACCATCCTGCCATTTGGCCGACACAGGGGCGAACGCCTTCAGGACGTATCCGACGGCTACCTCTTCTGGCTGTGTGATCGCGGCCGATCTACCTATTATAAGAGCACGCATAGCCTTGATGTAACGTGGCGCGTGCCCTTCTGGATCTGGGAAGAGGCGCGAAAAGAGGCGGACACAAGAGGCTACACAAAGAGGGGATCACGGTGGGAACCTAAATGAATAGGCTCCGGCACAAATACCATGCAAAACCGACCGCGGACAGGGATTACACCGATTACACTACAACTACGGTGGGGGGATGAAATGAGAGTAACGGAGGAAGAATATGAAAAGCTTGCGAATCGTTCTACCGATAAGGTTACCCACTTGGAATCAGCTTCTCGCAATGAATCACTGGCAGCGAAAGAAAGTCCGCGATTTGATAAAATATGCAATATCCATGTGCATCACAGAACGAATCGTAGTGCAGACCCCGACGGAAGAAGTCTTAAGGCCGTTATTGACGGACTTGTGGAGGCAGGAATACTTGCTGGCGATTCAACCAAATTCGTCAAGGAAGTTACGCAATCGCAAGAAGTTGTCCGCGACGCTGAAGAGACAATAATTACAATTACGGAGGCAGCATGAAGCCAGTCATCGGCCAGCTTTGTATCGAGGGATATGAACCATCAAGAGCCTTTAGGTGGCATATATATATTGGCAAGAACTACACGCTTACCGGACGGCTGACACCCTTCAAGCGAGAGCAGACGGCGAGGAACGACGCGATTAGGATAGCAAGGAGGCTGAATATAAAATTAGTGGAGCAAGTATGACATTACCCAAGCCCTACTACCACGATGAGCAATATGGCATAACCATTTACCACGGCGATTGTCGTGACATCCTGCCGCATTTAGAGCCTGTGGACTTGGTGCTGACCGACCCGCCGTATGGGATAAACTGGAAAAGTCCAATATCAACCGTTGATTGGGAATATGTGACCAATGACGGTGAGTTAATGGATTTGTCATTTATGCTGAATATGCCGTGCAAGGTTGTCTCCTTCGGTGCGAATTGTTATCCGTCACAACTGCCACATAGGGGCAGGTGGATTTGTTGGGATAAGCGGGTTGACCCTAAAGCAGACGCAATGCTTGGCAGTCCCTTTGAATTAGCATGGACAAACAAGACATCGGGTTTCGACAAGATATACAGAATTATGCACGGCGGAGTTGTAAATGCAGACCGTGGCAAGCGGTATCATCCCACACAAAAACCAATATCTCTTTTCCGTTCTATCCTTCAAGATTATCATGATTCCCGTACTATCCTCGACCCCTTCATGGGTTCCGGCACGACTTTAGTCGCCGCCAAGCAATTAGGTCGCAAGGCAATCGGGATTGAGATTGAGAAGAAGTATTGCGACATCGCCATTGAACGGCCCAGACAGGGGGTGTTGGAATTATGAAAATCATCTCAATTTATCTCATGCAGACAAAGACCGGCTGGAAGTACATTGTCATGGGGGATACGGAACCTATTGCAGAGGGGAAGATTAAAGGGAAGATGTGGACATGGCCGGAACTGGTAAAGAAGATTGCGGAGAAGTGGCAATAATCGCCCGCCAAGCGATTAACGGGAAATAGGGTACAGGGGGAATATGAACAAGCGTATATACTGGTCAGATGAAGAAACTAAGATGCTCCGCAAGATGGCCAATGCCGGTTGCACGGTGGATGATATTCTTAAAGTCTTTAAGAGCCGGTCCATTGATGGTATCATCGGCAAACTGGACAGGATTGGAATTTCCCTTAAACCCCTGAAGGCGGAGTTAGATATAGATTTATACAAGAAACTTATGGAGGGCAAATAATGGAGCCAGGCGGTTTCAGAATCATATCATACCCGAACAAGTTTGCGGAGTTTCGCATATACGCCATAGCCGATGCGCATTGGTTGAATAGAGGTACTGCAGGAGATCATCTCAAGCGTGATATAAAGGCCGTTGCTGATGATGACAATGGCCTTGTATTTGGCTTGGGAGATTACGCGGATTGGATAACGCCAGGGCATCCGCATTTTGACCCGCTATGCTTTCCGCCTGATTTCAAGCTGTCCGAACTCGCCAAATATACAGAATTTGTGAGCAAGCAGATAATAGAGATGTTCGCGCCGATTGCGTCTAAGTGCCTTGGTTTTGGATTCGGGAATCACGAATGGAACTACATGAGCAGGCGCAACCAGTATGAGGTGCATGGTGTTATATGCAAACAGCTTGGCGTGCCGGACATCTGGTTTTCATCCTTCGTTGACATTTACTTTGTCCACGATCCGTCTATCAAAAGCGCCGTAGTTCAGCTATTCCCTGAACAACTACCGCCGGAATATACGGCAAAACTAAGTGTCTTTAACTTTCACGGTGCGGGTGCGCCGGCCACTGCAGGAGGGAAAGTAAACCGCCTGAAGGCAGCGCATGACATGGTAGAGGCCAATCTGATCCTTACCGGACACCTGCATGAAGCGATAGCAAAGCCTTTTGTCCGGCTGTATCCTAACGAGGATTGCACGGTCATCAATCAGCGCCAGACAATGGCCTTGATTACCGGATCATATTTGCGAACCTACACGCCGCAAATGGTCAGCTACGGAGAACGTAGGGGATACCCGCCGACCACACTTGGTATGACAAAGGCACGATATACACCTTATCGTCGTGAATTGACTGTTGAGGTTAAGGGCGAGGGCGTAGGCATTGCAGGCACTCAAAGCAAGAAGGTGTAACACAAGTGGATGTACCAGCACTTTTTCACTATTGCAGGTATTTTCAACAAACGTTGAAAGTGTTCATTGAGTAAAATTGCACGGGGCATTGAGTAAAATGGAAGCATACTTACCGTTTGGACGGCTAATAAGACATCTTACACATATAATGCACCATAAATTGGTATTCTTTAGGAGTAAGCGATTTATCAATCCAGATTTCATTTTTAGGGCGTGCTGTGTCGGTCGTCTAATTGGTTAAGACAAAGGATTGTGGATCCTTGAATCGGGTTCGAGTCCCGCCGACACCTTACCAATAAACGGCACAAAGGCGATAAAATTGCCAATTCTTGGATAGAATTACTTACAATCCCGCCAAAGTGTCGGGATAAATGGCAACATACTTACCATTTAGACGGCTAAAAAGGAAATAACCCCATGACCCCAACCATCCCATTCGCGTCAATGAGCAAGGCGGAACGTCAGGCGTTCGCTGAATTTCAGTACAAGGAACTCGCAAGGCACGTTGACGATATTATGAAGATAGTCCACGATCTTGAGATAATGGAAGCGGTACACGGCATCAAGCCGAAGGGGAAGTATGTTAATAGGTGGATTGAGATATGAACTACCAAGAGTTTTTGGAAAGCAAGCGATTCAAATATCTTTCGTCTGGAAAGATTATAAACAAGGGCGAGATAAACCCCATCCTCTTTGATTTCCAGCAGGATATTGTGAAGTGGGCTGTCAAAAAAGGGCGGTGTGCAATCTTTCTTGATACCGGATTGGGCAAAACATTTATTCAGCTTGAATGGGCGCGGCTAATCGGCGGTAGATGCCTTATTGTTGCGCCTTTATCGGTTGGTCGGCAGACTATCAGAGAGGCCACAAAGATAGGCCTTGTCCTGAATTATGCCCATGATGAATCGCAACTCAAAGAGGGAATAAACATAACGAACTATGAACTGATTGACAACTTCACCGGCAACGTGGATTCTATCGTGTTGGATGAATCGTCAATCCTGAAATCCATATCCGGCAAGATCAAGCGCAAGTTGATAGATATCTTCCGAGGCGTCAAACATAAACTATGCTGTACGGCAACACCCGCACCTAATGATTATATTGAAATCGGCAATCATGCATGGTTTCTTGAGGTCTGCACCCATCAAGAAATGCTTGCCATGTTTTTTATCAATGCTAATAAAGAACACACCATTGATTTCAACGGCAAGTTGATTATCAAGAAGGGTTCAAACAAGGGCGGTCAGGAGTGGCGTATAAAGCACCATGCCGAGGAAAGATTCCTTAATTGGATGTCATCGTGGGCAATGTTTATGATGAAACCGTCTGATTTAGGATATGACGATGAAGGGTTTGACCTTCCAGAATTAACCATAACACCTCTGATTCAAGAAGTTATCGGATACCACCAAGAAGACGTTTTGTTTTTTGATGGACTGGCCGGAATATCAGACAGGGCTAAGGTCCGGTCTGATATGGTCGATGTGAAACTGGAAATCCTGAATGGCCTAATAAGAGAACCCGAAGAACAATGGCTGATATGGTGCGGATTAGATAAGGAAAGCGCGGTTGTTAAAAAAGCACTTAATGGATATTGCAGAGAAGTCAAGGGGTCGGATTCCATTGAATCGAAGATAAAGAACTTCGAGGATTTTCAGGACGGGAAGTATCCGGTACTAATTACAAAAAGCAAAATCGGCGGGTATGGGATGAATTTCCAAAATGCCAATAATATGGTCTTTTTTGGTCTTAATGATTCATGGGAAACATTCTATCAGTCTATTCGGCGTGAATGGCGATTTGGTCAGAAAAGGCCGGTTAATGTTTACATCATCTTAGCATCCCCCGAATTAGAAATCTACGAAAACATCAAGCGCAAGGAATTGCAGGCTACCAGACTCAGGACAAAGATGGTCGACCGCATTAAACTTTACGAGAAAGGCGAAATTATGGATGTTGAATTAGTGAAAGAGGAATACTGTGAGGATCTGGTTATCGGCGATACATGGAGGGCTATGAGGGGCGATTCCGTTTTGAGGTTAAAGGAAGTGGCCGACGAATCTATTGACCTTTCGATTTATAGCCCGCCCTTTGCAGACCTGTTCGTCTATTCTAACAGCGAAAGAGATTTAGGGAACTGCAAGAACTGGAATGAATTTTTTACTCATTACGGATTTATCGTAAAAGATATTCTTCGATGCACCAAGCCTGGGCGGTTATCGTGTGTCCATACATCAGACGTTCCGGCAATGGCAAGCAGGGATGGCTATATCGGACTCAAAGATTTCCCCGGACATGTTATAAAGCTACACCAAGACATGGGATGGGTTTTTGTTGGTAGGGCTTTTGTCCAGAAGAATCCCCAATCTCAGGCCATCAGGGTAAAGTGTAAATCCCTTTTGTTTGTCCAGATGAAAAAAGATTCCTCACATTCACGCCCTGCCCTTATAGATCAAATCCTGATATTTAAGAAGCCCGGAGAAAATGCAATCCCCATTGAGCCAGTAAAAAACCGAGAGCTTGACAATGAAACGTGGATTTCATGGGCGCATGGGATATGGACAGACATAAGCGAAACCAATACTCTGCAATATTATTGCGCGAGAGACACGATGGATGAAAAGCATATATGTCCATTGCAACTCGAAACGATAGAAAGGTGCATCAAGCTATATTCTAATCCGGGGGAAACCGTGTTGACGCCATTTATGGGCATCGGCAGCGAGGCTTTTGTAGCGGTAAAATTAAGAAGGCGGGCATTGGGCATCGAGCTTAAGGGCAGCTACTTTAGGATCGCCGTTCAGAACCTTGTCTCGCTTAACCAGGATGATTTATTTCAGGAGACGGTAAATGCAGCGCCGCAAGCATAGCGCACTTGAATCATGCGTCAACGTGGCCGTTGGCTACGGCATAGCCCTGCTGTCCCAGATCATCATTTTCCCGTTTTTCGACATTCACGTTTCGTTGAAAAGCAACATCTGGATAGGGATATGGTTTACGGTCATATCGCTGGCAAGAAGCTACTGCCTACGCAGAATCTTTACAAGGCTAACGGAAAAAATGCCTTGACAATGTGATGGGAAGTTGTAAAATAGATTTAGGCTAAGAGGTAAAAAGTGATTCACGATTCCAAAACCCATAAGAAGAACCCCGTCAGGCGAGTCATGCAAATGCCTCTTAGCCTCCTGTATGGGGTTTCTTTTTATGGGGAAGGAATCTACATATGATAGATCAAGCCCTTTGGTACAAACATCAATTAGGTTTTTCAGTAGTACCTCAACGCAACAAGTCTCCAATAGTTCCATGGACAGAGTTCCAATCACGCATTGCATCAGACGAAGAAATAAAAGAATGGTGGTCTAAAAATCCCGATGCCGGCATATCTGCCGTTGTAGGTTCAATTTCAAAAGTGGTTGTGATCGACTGCGATTCACCAGAAGCCATTGATGCTATAGAGAAGGCATTGCCGGACGGTCTAGAAATTCCATGCGTCCAGACTCCCCGTGGCGGCCGGCACTATTATTTTGCCTGCGACAAGAAATTGCAAAAGCAAGTGGGGTTTAAAGATAAGACAGACCTTCAGGCAGAAGGCAGCACGATAGTTTTGCCGCCATCCAAAGGCATCAACGGCAAGGGTTATGAATGGATTGTCAAGCCGGCCTCGCAGTTGTCTTTTTATAATATAAATAATATAAGTACAATATATATGCACGCTAAGCAAATAGGCAGTAGTCAACAAATGTTAACACCGTCAACAAATGTCAACACGTTATTCAAGGCCGGCACACGGGATAATGACATTTTTCACCTCTCTAATTCGCTTGCAAAGGGGAAGTATGAAATTGATTATGCCTATAAAGTAGGTGAAATAATTGCACAAAACTGCGAGCCACCGTTTCCGTTAGGAGAGTTGAAAACAAAAATCGAAAGTGCATACAAGCGAGTAAGGTCAAAAGAAAGAAACGTAATGCAAGAGCTTCGAGAAGAACTCTTGTCAACATTTGGCAACTTTTTGTCAACAGAAATGGCAAAACGTCTACATTTGTCAACACGGGAAGAATTGCAGAACCTTTCCATGTGTCTAAAAAGAGCAATGGGAGAAGGTCTAATTGTTAGGCATGGAAACAAAAATGGTTCATGGAGAGTTATAGAACAAGAAGAAGAATTGATAGACTACGAGAATGTAGACCTCACACCCTATGCTGTCACTTTGCCGCTCGGAGTACATGAATACGTCACAATTCATAAAGGAAACATCATTGTCCTTGCCGGTGAGTCGAATGCCGGCAAGACGGCATTTATGTTGAATGTTGCCTTCCTTAATCGTGACAAGTTTCAAGTAAATTACATGAGTAGTGAAATGCAAAACGGTGCAGAGCTACGGATAAGGCTGGACGAGTTCAAGGTAGCACTTAAAACGTGGAAACCTATAAAATTCCAGTTTAGAACAGATAACTTTCCTGATCGTGTAGACCCTGACGGATTAAACATTGTGGATTATCTTGATGAAGGTACGGATGAGGAAGCCTACCGTATGCCGGCCAGACTAAGACAGATAGCCGACAAGTTAAAAACCGGCATTGCAATTGTATCTATTCAGAAAGACCCAAATAAAGAATATGGGTATGGTGGTTCAGGAACATTAAACCGTTCAAGGCTTTACATGACGATTACAACAGGCAACATCCTGACCATAGTGAAGGGGAAGATATGGAAAAGTAAGGTCGTTAATCCTAACGGTATGAACTGTAAATTTACTTTGGCGGCCGGCTGTCATTTCAAGAAGGTGGGGGAATGGGAACACCCATAAAACAACTGTGGAGAGGAGTGTTTAATTTCCAGAGGGAAGTTACTGTTTTATACGCTCATGCTTTCACTAAACGGCAAGCATGGTTAGTTATGTGTAAGCGATTAGCAAAAAAGCACGGAGTTATACCGTTAATGGTAATGAATTATTTTGATGGTGAAAAACCTAATTATGAAATCAGTTTAGAAATGGAGATCGCGGAAGATGCAGAAAGTTGACGTATGGTATCAGTTATTTTTCCCCGTTTTGAGGGAGATCAAGAAGCGGCTGGAATCTGAATTGGAAAGCAGATATACTAACGGGCGTTCTAAGTGTTTAGACTGTGTAATTTACTTACTTGAAAACCTGGAGGAGAAACCATGAGCGAGATCATAAACACGCACGAAAAGAACGGAGTTAAATTAACAGAGTACAAGGGAATCTATCAACTTACGGCCTGCTATGGGGAATACGAGAAGTGGGGAAAGCCGCAAACCGGCAAGGATACCTACGCAGAGAAGGCGATGCCGATCCGCCTGATCCTGGGCGACAAGGAAACAGCGCTCGGCGTGCTGTCCCAGATAGCGCATGAGATCAGCGGCAAGGACGAGGATATTCCGTTTTAAACCTTGACTTGACGGCGGAATAGATTAGGGTGCGGCATGAGTAAACTAAACGACCCATTATGCGTTGGCTGCAACAACAGCATGATGACGTTTATCATTAATGGTGAAAATGTTCACCGGTCATGTCCTGGGCTTTGTATGCCGATGCTATGGGTGAACGGAAACAAGGCAAGGCGCGAACCGTTGGTCGAAGACCTCAGAAAAACCCTACCCGGCACCGACTACAATCAAACCCTGTCAGAGCTCATAGAAGACCGAGCAACGGCGCACGATAGGTTGCTTGAGATTAAAGATACCAGACGTCGTGCGATAGGCGCTATGTTGCTTGCGCATATATCAATCGCGGATATTGCCAATATAATGAATTGTGACAAGAGGACAATTTACCGATGGAAAAAAAGCAAAGTACAAGACAAAGGAATGGTGAGTTTTTCTGGAAGGTAATCGGAGCGTATTGCCGGAGGTGTGGTTATAACCAATGTGCGAAAGCCCTCCACGCTCACCACATTGATTGCAATTCTAAAAAAGGTTATAAAGATACGCTTTCCCGATGGATGAGTAAGGGACGCAAGGCATTAGTAGAGAAGATAAAAGAATCAGAGTTTATTATTCTATGTGCGAATTGTCACATAGAACTACATGCAGGGTTATGGGAACCTGAGGCGAACTATATTGGTGATAATCATGTCTTTAATGGAATATCCCCATTGTCGGCTCCGAATGAGAAGATAATTAAAATGCTGCTCTCTGAGTGTCACCCTGTCACATCTGTCAAACCACTAAGCAAATCAACCCTAACAGCGATAAACAATCTCATTAATTGTCATTAATTGACGTTTGTATATCATTCAAAACTTTAGTTTTGCCTCCCCTTGAGGGGAAGGGGTGACTTTACACGACAGAGCGCAGCCGCCTCAAAGCGGCAAGCGCAGCACTAAACAAACCCCAGTCCGAGCTAACATGGTGCAAAGCGGACTCATCACACACAGAAGCCCGACACCTCGTGCTCACTGGCAAGCCGCAATCAAGCGGCTTACAAACTACCGGTAAACGGATTACATAAATGGTTGCAGATTCACCCAAAGCCAAACACGCCGGCGGAAGACCCTCCACATACAAACCTGAATACTGCAAACAGATTATAGAGTATTTCACCATCCCCCAAACCCGCCAAATAATCAAAGAATATGTTACCAAGTCAGGTACGATCATAAAAGAACCCATAGAAAAGCCGAACGACCTGCCCTTTCTCGAAGCGTTTGCGAGAAGTATAGGAAGTAATATCCAGACGTTACATATGTGGTGCAAGCGACATCGCGAGTTCCACGAGGCCTTCACGCACGCAAAAGAGTTACAGAAAGAGTTTATGGTAAGAAACGGCATAGCTGGCCTCTACCCCCCGGCCGCCTACGCCTTTACCGCTAAGAATATCACAGACATGCGAGACAGGACAGAGATTGACGCAGCCCTCTCAATCACCTCTTGGATCATGGCGTTGGAGCCGAAAGAAAAGCGTAAGTCGATAGCCAATACAGCAATCGAACAGAAGAAATAACTACCCGAAAAGACTACATAAAAGTTCACGCATGTATGACAGATACCCCCATATGTACCCCTAATGGCGATCCAGGTGCCCAGCGTTCCGGGCCGGGGGATACCACGGGGGATGAGTCAACGCCTTACAGTGGCGTCAGGAGGTATCCGCATTTATTCACATGAATGACTTTATAACATTTCTTTACGGCACAATGGCGGTATTTGTAATCTGGATGGCATACTTGGTATCGAGGGGGATGTAGTGGACAGACGTGATCTTATAGCTTTCGAGAAGCGCATTGCAGACCGTTTTGATGCGGGCGAGTTGCCCTATTTGGTACACCTTTCGGGCGGCAACGAGGATGAATTGCTTGATATTTTCACGGACATTAAGCCTACAGACTACGTTTTCAGCACCCACAGAAATCATTATCACGCCTTGCTTAAGGGCATTTCTCCCAAGGAGCTCGAAACCTTTATTGAAAACGGTAAGAGCATGTTTGTTTTTGACCGTAAGCTGAACTTTTATAGCTCGTCTATTGTGGCGGCTACTCCCGCGATAGCGGCGGGTGTGGCGCTGGCGCTCAAGAGGAAAGGCAGCCGGGCGCGGGTATGGTGTTTTGTTGGGGACGGTGCGGAGGATCAGGGTCACTTCTACGAGGCGGTGCGGTATGTCGACGGATGGAACCTGCCTTGCACGTTCGTTGTTGAGGATAATGACCGGAGCGTTAATGCGACCATACAGGAGAGATGGGGGGTTGTGGGGGGCTTTGGTGACTGGCCGCCATGCGTTTATGAATATTGCTATAAAGCTACCCGTCCTCATTCCGGCAGCGGCAATAACAAATGGCTTGAGTTCAAGAAAGAAGCCGCGATCCAGCATAAGCCCTACGCCGCCGATTCGGAATTGAGCGATATTCAGGGGCAGGGGGGGTATCTGGAGGCCATCAGGAAAGAAAATGAGCGGCTTGCGAGGGATACCGATACTGTCTTTATCGGGTATAACGTCCGGCACGGATCGGCCTATGGGACGCTGAAGAACGTTCCAGATGATCAGAAGATCGAGACGCCCCTGGCGGAAAATCTGATGGTGGGCCTGGCAATGGGGATGTCGCTTGAGGGATTCAGGCCTGTCTTGTTCTTTGAGCGGCACGAATTTGTCATGAACGCTATGGACGCTCTTGTCAATACCCTTGATGTGATTAAGATAATATCGGATGGTCAATTCGAGATGCCGGTGCTTGTCCGGGCGGTTGCGGGGTCGGTTAAGCCGTTTTACGCTGGGCTGACTCATACGCAAAACCTAACAGGAGTATTTAGAAAGGCGTTTTCCTTCCCCGTTTATGAGCCGGTTACAAGCGGGCAGGTGTGCGAGGCCTATCGTATGGCCGAAGGCAGGCCGGTTATGATTTGTGAGCAGAAGGGATTATTTTAGGCCGTGTTTACTTTTAAGTGTATGAAAGCAGCCGTACTTGAAAAACTAAACTCCGAATTGGTCATCCATGATCTTGTTGTGCCGGATTTGGAATACGGTCAGGTTCTGGTCAAGGTCATGGCAAGCGGTATTTGCGGCAAGCAGATCGGGGAAATCGCGGGCCAGTACGGGCCTGATCTGTATCTTCCGCACCTTTTGGGACATGAGGGCGGGGGGGTAGTTGGGGCTGTGGGGCCGGGCGTAACGCAAGTCATCACCGGCGAGCATGTTGTCATGCATTGGCGAAAAGGCGCGGGCATCGACGCCTCGCCGCCAAAGTATTTAGATGAAAACGGGCAGGTTATCGGCGGCGGTCCGGTTACGACATTTAACGAGTACGCCGTTGTCTCCGAGAACCGCCTGACGGTGATCCCGAAAGACGTTCCGCTTGAAGTTGCCGCCCTCATGGGCTGTGCGATCACGACGGGTTTTGGGGTTGTTTTTAACGAGATTAATCTAAAGCCATACCATACCATTGCCGTAATTGGATGTGGCGGTATTGGATTAAGCATTATTCAGGCAGCGAAATTGATCGGCGCATGGAGAATATACGGGGTTGATAAAACACGCTACAAAATGGACATGGCGGAGAGGTTCGGCGTGACACATCCGTCTCTTGCCAAAAGCAATTTTAACCAAATAGATTATGTTGTGAACTGCCATAACGGTGTTTTTATTCAGGACAACATTAAGGGCGTTACTTATGAAAGCTTAGGCGGGGCAACCGATCCTAATCGAGACATACCGATATATTTAGAAAAACTTTGGAGACATAACCGGATAAAACTTGAAAGCCTTATTACTGATTGTTTTTGCCTGGACGAAATTAATGCAGCACTGGATGTGGTTCGCTCAGGCAAAATCGGACGCTGCATTATAGAAATGGAGCAGAAATGACACTTGCACCGAACGATAACAGCGCAGCCAATATCATCCCCGGCGTAATAGACATTGAGCCGGGCGATCTTGTGGTCGACATTGGCGCTCATGTAGGCGAATTTTGCCATTTTGCCAAACTAAAAGGCGCGGGCAGGATTATCGCTTATGAACCCGCGGAAGCCCCGTTTCTTGAGCTGAAAGAGATACCGGGCGTGGAGGCCATTCATGCGGCGGTGGGCGTCAAAGATGAAGTGGCGGAAATATTCTACAATCAGGATGCGACCCCGGCGAGCACGCGATATTGGAAAAATGACAGATGCATCCCCGAGTTTGTAAACGTTGTTTCTTTTTCGTCCATCATAAAACAGTTAGGCAGGATAGATTTCCTGAAAGCGAACTGTGAGGGGGACGAGAGGTATTTTCTCCCGGCGCTTACAGATGAAGAGTTGATGTGCATTAAAAAAATGGGCGTGCAATGGCATCTGCACGACCCGAATATGGATGAGCATAAGGCTGTGATGTATGATTTTTTGAAGCGGATTGACCCCATGTTTCATAACAAGGTAACAGAAGACTGGGGATATAACAACATTGAACTGGGCGTCGTGGTGACGACCTTTCTTGCGTGGCAGAGATGAGAGTTCTTATAACAGGCAGCTCGAAAGGGTTAGGCGCGGCGCTTGCTATCGAGTTTGCAAAGCAGGGGCACGGCGTCATACTGCATGGTAGAGACGTTGCACGGCTGGATGCGGTTGCGGAAAAAATATCAAACACTGGGATAATCGCACGGCTTCGTGGTAACTATAAGGTCGGTGGCGAACTCGGACATCTTGACGGCGCGCATACGACTAAAGGTCTTATCGGTATGGCGCGAATACTTGACGTTGACATCCTTGTGAACAATGCCGCAATGTATCTCAATGAACCAATAGGGGACATGACGATAGAAAAAGCGGAAGAAATCATGGCCGTGAACTTCATGGCTCCGGTTCTTTTAACACGGGACATCTTTAGGCATTTCAAAAAGAAGGGGCGCGGCACCATTATCAACATCAACTCAATAGCGGTCGGCCAGCCATCGGAAGGCGAAATGCTTTATTCGGCGAGCAAGTCCGCCCTTTGGGGCTTTATGAAGGCGTTTCAATTTGAAGCATTGAAGCACAACGTAACTATCATGAACTTCTTTCTCGGAAAAATGGATACGGGCTTTACGATGGCGGAAGATAAAGACAAACTAATGCAGCCGGAAGAAGTGGCGGAATATATCGTCTCGCAAGTTAAAGAATATAAAACAATCAGGATGGGCGAGTGTGAAATTTTAAGGAAGAGGTATTAAGGAAAAGTAAAATGAAATACTGTGAAGACTGCAAGTTTTTTGGAATAGAAGTAGAAGAAAAATTCTTCGGTTTAATTCATAGAAATGAAGAAGTTTGTTTACATCCTTCTGCAGCTTATGGTGCCAATCAATATAAAAATAATTTCAGAAATGTTTATACCCGAAGACCAATAAGGATAAAACATTGGCCTGCCAATCTTATGAGAAGCATGATTATTTCGGGCGACCGCTGTGGAGAAGAAGCTAAACACTTTGAATTGAATTACAACAAGGAAGTCTAAAATGTTTGAATCTCTCAGAGCAAAAAATTACCAATCGCATCGAGATACCTTCCTTGAATTTGTCAAAGGAAGAGGTATTAATGACGGGCGTTAATGTAGATACAGGCATCAGCATGAAAATGGGCGATATCTGCGATCGTTGGAGCATTTTGAGAATGAAGGTGCGCTTTTCTGAGGATTTTCGCTTTGAGTTTGAAAGATACAATAAAGTTGTAACCTCTTTTCTTGACTTGAAAGAATGCTTGCCGCACCTGGCCGATTTGATAGAGGCGAACGCAAAAATATGGCTGCTTGAAGCGGCGATTAGAAAAGAATTTAAAGATGATATTTCTTCGCAGGATGAGCTTTCTTGCGGACAGATAGGGCGGAGGGTATTGGAAATAAGGCCGTATAATAAGCGCAGACTGCAGGCCAAAGACGCGATAGACGCTTTCTATGGAGGCGTTCCCGATCTTAAATTTTTTGGAGATGAAAAATGACACAATGCAATATTCGTCCCTGTAATGACAGGGTGGTGGTTAAGCCCTTTCCGATGGAAACCATGACAGAAGGGGGGCTTTTTATTCCTGACAATTACGATCCGGGATTTGACAAGGGGCGCGTGACGGCGGTGGTTATCGCCGTTGGGCCAGGGAAGCGCGGAAGGAAGGGCGGCAGAGAGCCGCTTGAAATCAAAGCCGGGCAGATCGTCCACTATCAAAAAGTTGTAGAGATTCCCATTCCGAATACGGACACGGTATTGATTCAAGAAGCTGACATTTTATATATATGACCAATTCGCAACTCAACATAGAAGAATACGAGAACGGCATTGTTAAATTGCAATCCCTGCCCGCACATGTGGGCATCGGCCTATTCCCGGAGTGTAACGCCGCATGCGTATTCTGTATGGGGAGAGAACTGTTTCATACAGAAACTCCACTTACGCTTGATTATTACCGGAGCTTTTACGAGAAGAAATTAGCGCATGTTCTGAAAGCTGCGGACAATATTTACTTTGGATTATGGGGAGAGCTGTTGCTTTTGCCGGAGATTCACGATTTTATAAAGTATTTAAATAAAACATTGCCCGACACGACAAAGTGCCTGCACACGAACGGGATTGCATTAACAAGGGACATATCAAATCTGTTTGTCGATAATAAGTGGCGGATTTTAATTTCCCTACACGCTTCAAACGCAGAACTGCACGAGAAGATGACAGGCACACAGAGCTTTGATGCGATTGTAAGGAACATAGAGTATATTGCAGCACAGAAAACGAACATCGTTATCAACGCTGTTGTGACTCTTATGAATATAGAAGACCTGCCAAACCTTATCGGGTTGGCGCGAAACCTTGGAGTAGGCATTGTAAAACTTGATTACCTAATGGTTAAAAAGCCGGCGCAGTTGCAATATTCGGTATTTTTCAACAAGAAACTTGCGAGAGATAAGATTCTTGAGGCAAAGGCGTGTGGCAAAAGTTTCGATATTGATGTGCAGGTTCCCGTGCCGTTATTCGGGGATGATTCGCTCGCAGGGCGGTGCGCCTTGCCATGGAATAGCATCATGGTCAACGGCGACGCGATTGACGTTTGTTGTTTTCTTGAAGGCGATAATATAGGAAACTTGCGCGACAACACTTTTGATGAAATATGGAACGGGAAAGAGTATCAGAACATCAGAAAAGGGATTCTCGGACTACGGTCAAAAACGCCATGCATCTCCTGTTTTTTTTATAAAGCGGGAAATGTAGAGAACATAGATTCGCACATTTCCTCGTCTTGTTATGCCGAATTTCGAGAAATTCACGACTTTAATGATTAGCGAAACACTAAAACAAGTCATGCAATGTTCAAGATCGACTGCGGAAAATTTCGATAGTCCCGACATCGTCCTAGTGCAGGCTCCGGGCTGGGGTGTTAACACCCCTCCTCTTGGCATGGCGATGCTGACCGCGTTTGCAAGAAAGCAGGGATATAAAGTTCTACCTCTTGACCTTAATATTGAGACATATATTCGTCGGACAAAAGATTTTGCCAGTGCGTGGGATGGTGAGCAGGCAGCGTGGTTTTGGGAGACTGGCGGGTGTATTGACAACCTGATGAAGACATTTAAAAGTGAAATAGGGGCGTTTATTGAACTTATTATCCAGACCAATGCTCCGATTGTGGGCTTTACCATATACAGCTCATCGCAACAGGTAAGCCTTGAGTTGGCAAGGATGCTTAAAGAACGCAACCCGGCAATCAAGATTATCTTTGGCGGGGCAAACGTGAGCCGCTACATGGGCGGACTGGAAATAGCTAAAACCCCGTATGTTGACGCCGTGGCGCAGGGAGAGGGGGAGCTTACCCTGATCGACATTGTTGACCGCATCAAGAACGGACGTTCTATAAAAGACTGTCCCGGCCTCGTCGATACGGAAGACAGGGAGCTTGTCGACCTTAACGAACTGCCCCCGCCGGACTTCTCTGATTATGAATTTGGGGTCTATCGTTACCCGAACCGCCTGCCGATGCAGGGGAGCCGCGGCTGTCCAAACCGCTGCATATTCTGTAATGAACGGCCTTATTGGAGGACATACAGATTTCGCAAGGCGGAAAAGATATTTGAAGACATAAAGACATTGCTTGCCCGTTATCCAGATGGCAATTTAATTGACTTTCAAGACAGTCTTATAAACGGGTCAATGCGCGATTTAGAATTGCTTGCAGATTTAATTTTAGAGCATGATCTTAATATCTACTGGGGCGGCCAGACGGTTATCAGGAAAGAAATGGCCAACGTTGAATTGCTTAAAAAGTTAAAACGATCAGGATTCCTATGTGGTGCTTATGGAATTGAAACCGCTTCCGTTCCCTTAATGGTCAAGGTCGGCAAAATTCTTGCACGGGGGTCAGATGTTGACGAAATAGCAGAAGCGCATACCGAGGCTGGCCTTGACCATGTATATAACTTCATGTTCGGCCTCCCGGGCGAAACGGAAGAAGACGCGTTTGCAAACCATGAATTTATCAGGCGGCATGCCGGAAGTATCACGTCAGTCAATCCGAGTCCGGGCTTTTGCGGTATAGGGCCGGGTTCGCTTGCGTGGGAGAATCCAGGGCTTTACAACCTTGATCTTAGTAGGGGTACGCAACATTGGAAAAGCACTGATGGCAAGAATACATGGATAACGCGCCTGAAGCGATTTGAGGATTTTTGTATGCTGGCTGCCGGGTTGGGCATACCGATAGTGTACAACAGCACTAAACTGCTTGACAGAAACAGGGCGTTAGGTAAATATTATGCCATGACCGGAGACACACAAAAAGCATCGTGGTATTATAAAGCGTGGCTTGCGGAGCATCCTGAAGATAGCGATGCCCTGAAGGCATTGGATTATGCCAGTGGATGAGATAATTTATGGCTCAGATACAGAAACGGGCAGATTAAGGAGAAGGATAATCCCCGATGCCGTTTGTAAAATTTGCGGGAGCGAGTTGTTTTTAAAAGAGGGATTAAAGAAAGATTTGCGTGAAGACTGTTTAAGGAAATTTAAGGACAACCATAGGCACAAAAGGGGTAGTGGATAAATTGTACGAAACCGACAAGTATCTCAAGGGACTGATAACGGCTTACGATGAACTGTTCAGGGAATATCGCATTACCGGCTCGCTGCTTGAGATAGGGGTTCATAAAGGCGGCTTTCTTCAATGGGCGAACAGCACGGGAAGATTTAGCAAGCTGGTCGGCATTGATATTGATACATCAAACGTGTTAGATGAAGTAAAAGGATTTGCCCTGATATACGAGGGGCATCAAAGAGAAGATGTCTTTGTTGAGGATATCGCGAAAGAATGTGGCGGGTTCGATGTTGTGGTTGACGATGGAAGCCACGAGATAGCCGACGTTGCCGCGAGCTTTGCAACCCTCTGGCCTCATACACGACGTCTTTACATAGTAGAGGACTGGGACTTGATTTTTGAACAGCCCGAAGAAGTGGGCGGGTGGTTTGCCTTTATGATACACCTTCTTGACAAGAAAAAAAACGAAGCGGACGTTAAGGAACTGAAAATCATTTTTTCATTTGCCGACGAAGCAAGGCGGGGCGGCTATATAGCGGTAGTGAAACAATGAAAATTTATCTTATAATTTGCCTGTTATTCGTCGGATGCAGTACCTGTAATGGCGGCTGGTCTAATGCCGATAGCTACCGCGAGGCGGCGTTTGCTGGACTGGTTATGATAGATTGGAGCCAGACCCTGTACGGGGCGGATCATCCGCAACAGTACAGCGAGCAAAATCCTGTTTTGGGCAGGCATCCGTCAAGGAGTGACGTAAATATCTATATGCCGGTAGGGATGGCAGCACACGCCGGAGTAAGTTGCCTTTTGCCTCCGAGCTGGCGGACATACTGGCAGTGGGGGACAATCGGCATTGAGGCCGTAAACGACGCACACAACGCAGCAATCGGCGTAGGAATAGGGCGATAATGACAGAGATAAAATGTCTGGACTGTTTAGAAAAGGATAAGATAATTCAAGAGCAGAAAGAAGTGCCTCAGAAGATGGCAGAGGGCATGAGCGAGGCTCACATAACGATGAAAGAGCTGTATGAGGTTCTCGGCAACAATGAAGCGGAGCTTTTGAACATACGGAGCAACGTAGCGGAAATGGCGGCAAGGATCAGGCATTGAAAGCCAAGGGTCAACTGAAAATCCCTTTGTACGAAACGCAACGAAGATTTGTCGAATGCGAAGCTCCGATTATTTTTTTAGTAGCGTCTCAAGGGGAGGGGAAGACCCTGGCGTCTTTTGTTGCCCACATCTACCATTTCTGGCGCATAAAGCAGAAGGTACGCGGCCTCTATGTAAGAGATACGCACACGAACATCAAGTCAATGACCGTGCCGTCGTTCGAGGAAGCAATGGCGATCATCGGCAAACGCAGCGCGGACAATGCGGAATTTGTAAAACATTTCAAGTGGCATGACGACCATCATTTATTGACGCATCCCATTATGGAAATTAGTTTTGCCGGAATGGACAACGTAAACGATGTTAATAAGCTGATGGGCGCGGGCTATTCGATCATAACGCTTGAAGAACCGGCTCCAATGATGAGCGGGGCAAGTCAGGGCATACCGGAAAGCGCCTTTATCGCGGGTGTTGCAAGGTCGGCAAGGCAGGGCGGCATCACAACTTCGCGCCTACAAATTACCATGAATAAGTCTGATGAGTTTCACTGGACAACCAAGAGAATGTACGTCGATCCGATAATGAGGCCAGAATATGCGCCGGACATCTACACGGAAGTCATTGAGATACCGTTTGGCGAAAACGAATCACTGTCAGATCACGCAAGGCAGGCGGCAAGGGCGGCTTACGAACTTGACCCTTCCTTGAAGGCGCGGTTTATTGACAACAAAATTGCCTTCACGGTCAATGGAGTGCCGGTTGCGAAGTTTTATAACGAAGAAATCCACAGATCGAAAGACAAGATCGACCCGTTGCCGAAAGTACAGGGGTACAGATTCTGGGATGCCGGCCACAACCCTTCGTGCGTTGTCTGTCAGGTAAACCCTATTTACGGCCGACTGGTCGTGCTGGATACCTTTGTGGGCGACGGCATAGGGATGAAACAGCTTATTAAGGGTGTTGTGAAGCCTGCCATGCAGACACGATACATGAAAGTGACGGAATGGATAGACAGCGGCGATCCTGCCATCAGCACCAGAGATCAGGGCGACACGGACAATTCACCCCGTAGCGTCATAGAGAATGAACTGAATACGATATTTGAGCCAGGAGTTTCCGATTGGCAGACACGGAAGGAGCTTATCAACACGGTTCTCACGGAATCGCCGATGCTTTTACTGTCAAGACACGAAACGGAGCTGCATTTAGGACTACGCGGCGGATGGGCAATGAAAAAGCTATCGACGGGGCAAGTTTTGGACATGCCTCCGAAGGGGCGCTTCTCACACCCTTGCGACGCATTGTCTCAAGGATTATCCGTACTGATCCAAACGCGGAAGCCGAAAAAGAAGTCAACGTCAGTGACAAGCATGATGGAGAAACTCGGAAGCGCAATTTCAAGAGCAGGAGGTATGGGAAGATGGTAATGAACGGTGTTGAAATAACATTAAAACCAGACGATGGTTCTCCCTGTGGTGTTACAAGCGAGGGCATGGGGAATGGGGATTTTAGGGTGATTGTCAAGCAAAAGGTGAGGATTTTACGCCCAGAATGGATTTGCACGATTAGGGGCAACGAATGATTATTAATGCCATAGTCATGATGTTCAACGAGGCGTCAATCGCTCCCTATTTCCTGTCTCACTATCAGGACATTGATGAGGTTATTGTTTTGCTTGAAACCGACAGTACGGACAATACGCTTGAAATATGCAGACAGTATCCGAATGTTACAGTTAAACTGATTCACGTTACTGACGGCATTGACGATGACCAGAAAGTGCAGATAATCAATGACGAGATAAAAAATCAAGTCGGCAAGGCGGACTGGGTTTACGTCCTCGACCCCGACGAGCTGATTGTCCCTTATCGCCTTGAAAATCCGTATGATTTTCTTGACAGGCAATGGGAATGCGACGCGGTAGTGGCCTGCATGTATCAGGTCTATCGGCACGTTACCGATAAAGACCTTGACCCGGCACAACCGGCATTGCCTCAGAGATTGCATGGTGACCTCGATTTGACATGCGATAAGGTGACGAAATATCAAGATTCTAACATCCATTACTGCAAGCCGATTGTAGTGAGGCCGGAAAAAGCCTTCATGGAAGTCGGCAATCATCGGATTATTAAAGATGCTGTTTACTCTAAGGAATTTTTTATAGGCAGTCACTGGCAGCATGCCGACCCCACCTTGGCCGTTACAAGAAGGCTACGGAACCGGAGCAGGCTTTCTCGGAATAACCTCAACAGGGGTTACGGTTTTCAGAACTGGGAGATAATGGAAGAAGACATATTGGCTATTTGCGAATCGCATAAACATGATCCATTGATAGGAGTATTGTCTATATGAAAACCATGAAACTCGATAAAGAGACACTATTTTATGGATATTTTCCCCCTTACGATAAATACCTATATCGTCTCCTAAGGGGGAATGCTGGTGATTGGAAATCAGTCGAAAAGGAATATGACGAAGAAATTCCCATGGACGAACTACAGGATAGAGTAATAAGCCCCATGAGGGAGTATTTAAATAATGTTGAGTAAACTCCGTGCTCTGGCATTTGAGATTAACGATATGTGCTGTTTGGGGCATTTTCATTCTCAATGCCCGCGCAACGCAGAGCGATTCAGGGGCCTGGACGATACTTCGGCCATGACGATAGGCGATATGGCCGCCTTTGCCCGTTTCTGTAAGGATAAGCATGGTTTTCAGGGCAAGATTCAGGTGCATTATTACAACGAACCACTGGCAACACGGGCAAGACTTTTAAGATTGGTCGAGGCACTCCCCGAATTTAAGTTCATTCTCTGGACAAACGGCGTGCATCTGACCAACACAGACCTGGCAAACGGCTTTCTTGACAAGTTTTCAGAGGTAATGATAACGATTTATTACATGAACCCCGTATCGGCGAAGTTCTGTCTTGACCTAAGGACGGCATATCCGCAAGTAGACGTGCAGAGAGCGAACATGGATGATCGGAAAAACGAGGAATTGGAACCCGTTTTTAATCCATTAATCACTTCTTGCGAACGGATGCCATACTGGGAGATAAATTTTGATTACTACGGAAATGGTCATATATGCTGTGGCGACTGGCGGGGCGAAATCAATATCGGCAATATTAAAAAAGACGATTATGATGATATTCTTAACAAGTGGCGTCCGATAAGCTTTGCGCTCTCTCAAGGATGGAATGAAAAAACATTTGACAAAATCCCTAACGTATGCAAACTATGTACCACCCGTACACACGATATGTCGCGGCTCGGTGACAGAAGGATTGTATAATGGCAGCCAAAAAGCAGAAAAAAGCAATAGATGAATTTCTAAAGACGGCAAAGAAGCGGCTCAAGCGCGAAATGGACGCCGACCGCCACAACAGGCAGGCCGCAATCAGCGACCTCAAATTCCGGCACGGCGCAGATGATGCGCAATGGGATGAGGGAAAAGCCGCCGAAAGAAAATCATGGGGCGGGTGCGCCCTTACAATCAACCTGCTCGGCGCTTTTGTTGACCGTGTAGTCGGCGATATGCGGCATTTAAGGCCGCGAGCCGATGTAAAACCCGTCGACTCAAAAGGCGATCCCCGTATTGCCAAGATCAGGAAGGGCATCATTTGGGATACCGAGTATCAGAGCAACGCTGAAGCCATTTATGATTATGCCGGAGAGATGAACACAACTTGCGGCTATGGAGCATGGCAGGTCAAGACCCGCTATTCCGAAGACAATCCATTCATACAGGAAATCTATTTAGAATTACTCCCTAATCCGTTTGTTGTCTATCTGCAACGAAAGAAATGCCCTGTTTTCTCTGATGCTGGATATGGTTTCGTCCTCGATAAGATGCCGATAGAGGAATTTAAGGAAGAATATCCTGATGCCGCCGTCCCTGATGCCTCCCTTGATGCGGGGCCGGGAATGACAAACGAAAACTGGGTCGATAAGGATACTGTCACGGTTGCCGATTACTATGTCGTTGACGAAGAAAAGGCGACGATGTGTCAGCTTTCTAACGGCGATTTTTACGAGAAAAGCGAGGCGGAGGAAAAGGTAAAGGACTGGCAGGAATCAAAAAAGAAACTCGACGCCGCGAAACAACAGCTATTGACCGAAATACAGGCTCAGGCTGGGCCGGACGTTACCCTTGAAGACGATGGCAGGATAATGAAGGGCGGAAACATGATCAAGCAGATACCGCTTCCGCGGATCGGCGAGGAAATAAAAATCGCCAAATCAAAGGAATGGGGCAAGCGCAAGATAAAGCATTATCTTATTTCCGCAGTTGAGATATTGAGCGAGGCCGGACTTGACGGTGAGGATGTACCGGGCGGATTTATCCCGTTGATTCTCTTGCAAGGCAAGCAGTACAACATTGAGGGGAAGAATTTTGTAAAGAGCTACATCAGGGATGCGAAAGACCCGCAAAAATTAATAAATTACTGGGAAACCAGCACAGCGGAAACTATCGCGTTAGCCCCCAAGTCGGAATGGCTCGGCACGGATGAGCAGTTTGAAGGGTATGAGCAGGACTTTCTTTCGGCAAACCGCATGCACATACCGATGCTGAAGTATAAGCCGCAAGTCTATAAAGACCACCTTGTACCGCCTCCCGAAAGGGTCAGCCCGGCACAGCCCCCGGTAGGCATGTTTGAGCAGTCTAAAAGGGCGCATGATAATCTAAAATCTGTACTGAACGCTCACAATATGGACATGAGAGACGAGGGCCGCGAGCTTTCCGGTGTTGCACAGAGGGGGAAACAGAAGCCTTCAGATATGGCGACTTTTGTTTTCCATGACAACCTTGCAAGGGGAATAACGCTGAGTGCGAAGATTATTAACTCCATGATAGCGGAAGTGTTCGATACGGAAAGGGATGCGAGAGTAAGGAATGACGATGATACGGAATCCTTCCAGCCTATCAACACCACGGCCAAATCCGCGCTGGATACCGTCAATGGCAATCCTGCCCGGTACAGGGGAACCGACGTAAACGATTTAAAAAAGATGATCAAGTCAGGGCAGGGTCACAAGAAATTTAACGATGTTACGGTAGGGAAATACGGCGTGGTCATTACCACCGCTCCATCTTACGCGACACAGCGGCAGGAATCGACGGAGCTATTGGGCAAGATCATGCAGACGAACCCGCGCCTGATGAGCATATTCGGCGATATTTACGTCAAGGGCCTTGATGTTTTGAACGCGGACGTTATCGGCGCAAGACTTGAAAGAATGTTGCCTCCGGGCCTGCTTATCCCGAAAGAAGGCGAAGCCCCGAAGCCGCCATTGCCTCCGGCTCCGGCATTGCAGGCACAGATTGAAAAGGCAAAGGCGGCGACAGTCAAGGCGCAGATCGAAAAAGAAAAGCTGAAAATTGAGCAATTAAAACTCTTGAAGGAACTGAAAGATTCAGATAGCGAAATTAGAAGCGTTGTGATACAGGTATTGAAAGAGTTTAACGCGCCTCCGGGTCAGCATCCCGCAGATCAGCTTTTAGCTACACAGGACATGATTAAACAGCAGGCCACGCAGAGGATCCAGCAAGAGGGCATGGGACGGATGGACGGCGGGCAGGAGATGGGATGATGACCGTTAAACACGCTGACCGTCAGGCAAAAGAGAAGGCATGGGCGGAGTTTATGGAGCGGAACGGCAGTACTCATCCATTGTTGTTCAATGACGACCTGAAGCGTAAAAAGGTTATTGAATCCCTCAAGGCAATAGAGGGCGTTAAAAGAATTTTGCAGGAGGTTTTAAAGTAGAAGGCAAAAGATAGCTTAACCCTTATTTTGCAAGCAAGGACAGAGGCTACTTTCGGAGGAATCCGGGGTAGCCTTTTTTATTTAAACATTAAGACAAAAGAAAGGAAAAATCGATGGAAGAAACCACGCAGCAAGCCGTAACCGATGTGTCGGCAACATCAACCGAAACGCAAGCAACAAAAACACCTGAGCAAATTGAGGCCGAAAAAGCGGCGTCGGCTGTCGCAACTCAGGCGGAAAAAGACAAGACTTCTCAAACCCCCGATGACAAAGGCTCGGAGCCGGAGAAGGAAAGTAAGGCGGTTAAGGAACTCAAGGAGCAAAGACGCAGAAGGCAGGATGCCGAAAGAATCGCTCAGGAAAAGATCGAGGAAGCAGCTTATCTGCGCGGCAAGCTGGAATCGCAGCAGACAACTACGGCCAGAACGACCGCACAGGCAGCAGACGGCAAGCCCGTTGAGCCGAAGATCGAAGCCTTTGAGGATTATAACCAGTTTGAAGCGGCAAGGGGTCGTTATTACATCGACGCAGCTAAATGGGAAATGAGGCAGGAATATACCGCGACGGTTCAAAAGACCGCAACGCAGCAGAGAGATGCGACATTCAATTCGCGCATGGCAGAGGCTATTGAAAAAGACCCGGACTTTGCGGAAGTGGCGACATCTCCCTCTTTTAAATCCATTGTCTTAAGCCCGATAGAGTTTGATGTAATCAGAGAAAGCGAGGTAGGCCCGAAGATTTTATTCTACCTCTATAACAACCCCGCAGAAGCCGCAAAAATTGCAAGACTTAGCCCCTTTACAGCGGCAAAAGAGATCGGCCGGATTGAGGACAAGATTCTTAATCCTCCGAAAACAGAAACGAAAAAAATCAGCGACGCACCGGCTCCGATAACGACCGTCAAACAGGAACGGGCAACAGTGGAAACAGACCTCACCAAAGTATCTATGGAGGAATTTGCCCGGCTGAGGAGACAGGGGAAGGCGGCGGGCTGAGTAATATAAAGGGGATAACATATGCCAAACACTATACTTACTCCCGTTGAGGTAACACGGGAAAGCCTTGTTATCCTGCATACGATGACAACCTTCATTGCAGGAATCAACAGGGAATATTCAAAACAGTTTGCCCAGACAGGGGCGAAAATAGGCT